AAATCCTGTTATATGGCAATGCCCTACATAACAATCAGAAGTGTTGTATCCTGAAAGCCCTATGTTAATAGCAGTACCTGAAAAATTAGATACCTGAGTGTTAGCAGCACCTGTACTTAATCCGGCTAAATTAACAAGTCCTTTTTTCAATATATATAAACCCTTAACAGATCCAGAATGCGCTCTGACTGTATTGCATATATTAATTTTATATGTTGGATTTAAAATTATTGTACTTTTGTAACCGCTAATATTATAATCGGCGCCGCCTGCAACTGATACAATGCTCGGCATTATATTTGTACCAACTAATGCCACTCTTGATGGTATAGTAATGTCTGCACTATTGACCAAACATCTAAAGTCTGACGGAATGCGAACTATACCGCCGCCTGCTGAACTACAAGCATTGATAGCATTTTGTATGGCCACTGTATCGTCATCTATACCATTACCTGTTGCACCATAGTCTCTTACACTTATTTCTCTTTCACCAATTAAAGACACGCCTGATGCATTTTTAATACTTGCGGCATATATATTTTTCCAGATAGCAGCTTGTGATCCTATATCATATGTATTAGTTGTAGTTGGTAATACATCTGTTGTTATAGCAGAAACGCTAGTTGTTCCTCTAATACCTTGTATACCTTGTAGTCCAGTAGCGCCCTGAGCGCCTTGTGCAACTGCAGATCCAGATATACCTTGTATACCTTGACTACCTGCTCTCCCATTGGTTCCTTGAGTACCATGAAATCCACGGATACCTTGTATACCCTGTGTACCTTGACTACCAGTAGAACTACCCTGAGCACCTTGAACTCCCTGAACATCACTAGATAATTGAGTTAAGAGATCGCTATATCGCACCCTTGATACTGCCAAGGAATCTGTTACCACAATACTGGTATTTTCTCCTGGTGTAATAAATGGTGCTTGAGTTATTTTTGTCATTTTAATATCCTTCTAAGGGTTGGTCGTTGTCGTCAGTGATGATTACATTATCATTATCTTTAAGCACTGACTCTCCACCATAATAATATATATCCGGTAATAGAGATTTTCTATCTTGTAAGAATTCAGCTTGTATTACGTTACTGGTTAATAACGATTCTGTTCCTGTCCAAATTTGTCCTTTTTTCTGTATGATGGTAATATTTGTGGGTATTCCATTATAGTCTGAAATATTTAACAACAATTCATTAGTAGATGTGTTTATAGAGAACTCAGGAGCAACAGGATCAAATGATGTTAAGGTATCAACGATTGTATTACCCCATGTACTGCCAATTGCACTTAATCCTGATGTTTTAAAATGTAAATGATCCCAACGATAACTATCTCCATACAGATCCGTATTTGGTCCAAGATATACATCTGAATAATTATTAACTATGGCTTGCTGTGCATTAGTTATAATGTCAGTGGTATATGGAGGATTTACAAAATAAGATGTTTTGCTGATGAATATAGGAGCAGTTACACCCAATGTTCTAAGTTCATTTCTAAGTTGTGCAAATCTGCTTTGATAAACATCCGACGGTGTAATATTAGGAGCGATTGAATCTGATTCGCCTGCGCCATATAAAACGTGTGTGAATTCAAATCCAAGCTCGTTGGCTTTGCTGACTGCAAATTGTAGTCTTTCAAAGAGTCTATTATTAACATACGGGAAATTATCTTCATTTCTCGGAACTCCTCCAAGGTACGCAGAAGGTAATGCAGTACTGAGCCACCAAGCTAGTGGTATACCTCCGACTGCAACGTTAACAATGTAAACTTTGTCATACTTTCCACTCTGAAGAAGAGTATCACCAATTCTTCCATCCATGTTGCCTCCGGATGGTCCTCCTGGTATATCTACTGATGAGCCAGTGCTCCAATTATATCCTGTGGCCAATCTGTTAGGACCGCCTGGCGATACAGCAAGTTCCCAATTACCATTTATATCAAGACGTTTTACTTTATCATTGGGTGTGTAACTATCTGTATGTTCGCCGTAATTAGCTATATTAGATTGCCCAAAAATCAAAATATATGCTGTTCTAGGGTCTGGATTATATACAGGTTTGTCATAGAACTTATCATGAACAACCAAAGATGTTTTACGTAATTGACGGCCGCCGTAATATACAGTAACCTGATTTACAGCATCAATATTTGGATCTAAAACAATTCCGGCACCTGTAGCGGTAGTAGTTACTGTACTAATAATGTAGGTTGTACTTGTAGTAGAGGTCGACTGTACTAATATTGTATCAAGATAAGGTATTGTTTGTTGTGAACTTTGATCTATTACTTGTGTTCCAACTGCTGAATAAGTGGCAGGCCCAGTTCCTAGACTACTTCTTCTTAGACCTCTTAAAGTATTTCCATCTTTTTCTGCAAATTCAATACGCTCACCATCAATTATAACAATACCAGGATTGTTAGTTAATGGATTAGGCGGAATTATTCCATTGCCATCAGTTAGATAAATTTCATTATCAGTATGTCTTAATGCACGTAACAACGTTGTGCTATGAAATTTTGATAGTCTCTTATAATGATGTCTATCAAAAATATCATTAAACATTCTAAATCCAATAATTTGATTGTTATAAGATTGTGGATTAACTGTGGTAATTGTTATTTTTGAACTTGGGGAAACATCAATCAAATCACTTATCTGAATAGTTTTCATGTCATCAAGAATTTCAAACTCTGTTCTAGCAGTTAATGAAATTCCATCAACATATACCCAAACGTAATTATCAGACAATACAGAGAAAGATAGTGTATAACGTCGAGCAATTGTTCCGTTAAATCTTTCTGTTCTAATTAACATTTTATCATGATCAGTAAATGATATAATTTTTAAATTAAAAGTACTAACAGGTGGGTTTGTTAACTGTAATATATTACCAACTACAATATAGTCATAATCAATTAATCCTACTACTGCAATAACATCACCTATACTCAGTAGTCCAGAAATGATTGTTACTGTACTATCAATATCATTAAATGTATAATCAAATCCAGGACGCAATTCTATTCCATTTGCATATACCATTACTTGACCAGCAGTATATGTACGTGATAAATTCTTACTATCAATTGCAAATGTTAGTTGAGCATCTTTAATTTGATAATAACTAACCCAAGGTGGTGATAATCTTCTTCTTCCTGAGCTGCCATCATCTATTTCAACTATTACTTGAGCGCTTACTGGCTCAATATTTCCTGGTACAAAAGAAAGAGTAAACATTGATTGGGAAGCTGATCCGTCTTGTGATTCTTCGTGTAACCTATTAAATTTTGTATATTTAGATTGGAAGAACCAAGCCTCAATGGTATGTGAATTAGTATCAATACCATAAACTTGTACACTTGCTCTATTATTTTTATTACTATAAGCAGTTAATTTATAATATTTTGTATCACCTGATTCTGGAGTATCTTGAGAAATTTCATGACCGTCGACTAATACATAAGCCATAACAACATCGTTGATACTTGACAACAAACTTATTACAGTAGCAGATGTAACACCAGATACTCCTTCAATATTGCTATCGAGTAAAGAATAATTACCACCTATAGAAACCATTGTATATCCAGCTGTTCCAGATACAGATTGTAGTGGAAGATGGATTGTATTCCCAATCATATAATATTGATGAGAATTTGTAAATTGGGTAGCATTATCAACTCTATCAAATATTTTTCCATTAAAATTAACCATTATGCCTGCATACTCTGTTTCGGGTACACTTAATTCATAAGCAGTTAGTGTTCCTTTTTTTACAGGGAATGAGCCAGTTATAACAGTAGGATAAGAATTTTCAGCTTTGGTATAAACATTAATACCTAAGCTATCTAATACGTGTCCAGCTACACATTCATCAGGTGCATATCCTGATCTTTCATTTAAGAATGAATCGCCATCTATAATTATAGAATTGGTGCCTTCTTCGGGTAAAACTGTTCCATATCGAACGCCTAGTCCTCCGGCAAAATTACCCCAGTTAACGGAGCCACCAGGTAATACAGAATCTAATCTTGCAGATAATACATCAGTTTTCCAGAATTCAAGTTTTGGATTGGTATACGAGTAGAAATCTAAATCATAACTATTGCTGGTCATTTGATAGAAGTTTACTATAGCACCACCAGTAATTACATTTTTTGTTATATGATAATATTCACTGGTAGGATATGGTCCTACAATTGGAATTCCAGTAAGCATTGGCAAAGTTTCGCCGTCTTTAAATATTTCAATTTTAGTAATATCATCATACTGCAACATTATATCAACTTCTATATGATTATTATCATCAGGAATAAATGTTTCAGATATATGATCTAGTAATACACTATCTGTGTCAATGCTACCTAGCATAGAAGATATTGTAATGCTTGCTTCACCATATGTAAGTACTGTTGCTGTAGTTGATAATACTGAATTAGATTTTACAATAAACTTATTTTTATCTGTAATACTTGAAATATAATATATTCCATTAAATTCAGTTTTCTCAATTCCATCTAGTGAAATCAAATCCCCAACTACAATTGCTCCATTAAACGGAACAACGGTTATAACAACAATATCAGAATTAATATTTGTTGATGTTGCTCTAACAGATTTAATTGCGTAATAAGTTTGACTTATTGTAATAGAATTATTCAAAGAGTTAACAGAATTAACAACTGTATCTTTGCGTAGATTTGAAGTTGGAGAATTTAATAGACTAATTATTTGTCCAACAACAATGTCGGTAGTTGTATTAAGATAGATTGTTGTATCGCCTGCTGCTACTGAACTTACTATTTTTGCAGATGCATAGTATCCAACACTATCACTCCATCCTGAGTTTATTGGGTCGTATTTTCCTAATCCAGAAACAGTATCCCAAGCTGGAGAATAATCAAACGGTAATCCTTGTATAACATTACCTGGATAAACAACTCCATTCATTAATGACGAAATTGAGTCAGTGGCTGTGTATAGATTTTCTATTCTATCAACTGCGGTATATAAATTAATATTCTTTTTATATGTTATTTTAAATACCTGAGTTTCTTTAGGAACATAATTTAAAAATACAAATCTTGAATAATGTTTTGTATATCCATTATTTTCTTCAGAGTAATATTCTATTGTATAATCAGTTGACAATACCAATTGTCCATCAAGACTTGGAATAATATTTAATTTATTACGGTCGGCTAAAACAGACAATACAAATTTTGTATCTTTTCCTGAACATATAAATTCTTCAGTGACATCTACATTGCCTATTTCAGATACTGCACTAACTCTATCAAATTTTAATCCTATAATATTTTTTCTTGTGGTTAAATTCAATAATGAGACTGAAACAGATGCAGTGGAAGTAACATAAGGACCGCCACCCGATATTGTAATTGTTGGAGTTTCAGTATATCCTGCTCCAGGATCTGTTACAAGTATTTGATAGACGACGCCGCTTCTAATGTAGGCTTCTGCGGTAGCAGGAGTAACATTGGCGCCGCCACCGGATATTGTAATTGTCGGTTTCTGAGTATATAAAGTACCAGGATCTGCAACTATAATATTACCAACGCAATAACTATGAGCAGCAGTCCAAGAAGCTGATGGTACATCAAAATCAGTAAAAGAAAGAGTTGAAGTTTCTTCTACAGATGAATATTTAGAAGTAAATCTTCTTATGTTGGTGTGATAAGGTTTAACTTCTTCAATATAATTTTCAAAATATTTTTCGTTGTCAAGTTTATATACCGGACGCTGATCTAAATTACCAATTGAATTATATACATCAATGAACGAAGTTTTAAATGCCCAATCTAATATTTTTTGCTCTGTTAATGCATACTTTACTGCTTTGAAAAAGAACAAATTCCAATTGACTTTAAGATTGCCAATAAAGATATCATCCTTTAATGCCAGCAATATATGATATAATTCTAAATCAGGCACTTGATCATATAATGTATCTTCTAAAGTAGATGAATCATAAGAAACATTTATATTAGAAAAATTCCATATTGAATCTTTTATTTGTATTGTTCCTTTTTCTATATAAACAAAATTGTATGATTTAGAAAAGTCACCAATTTCTGTATCGGCTAATTTTTCAATAATAGCGTATCTGCCATCGCCTATATTTTTAATTCGTACATAGTCTCCAACGGATACATTAGATAATGTATCAATTTCATAAGTAGCATCAATGCTATATCTATAGTCTTTAAATTTACTATAGCTGTCTTTTATCCAATCGGTATATTGCCAATATAATCTTGTATCATATTTTTGATTTCCAACTCTATTCCATTTTTTATAGATATAGTCAAATATATGTTTAGTCCAACGGCCGTTATAATTGCTATCCGATCTAATGATAGCAGTGTGAGGACGAACAATTAATGTAGGAGCATTAACATAACCGTATCCAGCATTAGATATTGTAACATTTATAATTTCTCCGTTGCTGTTTATTTCTGTTAGAAGTTCTGCTTCTTCTCCTGCTGTTGAATTTATAGTCACCAACGGTGCTAATAGATATCCAAAGCCTGGTTTAATTATTTCTACAGATATTATTTTACCATTGTTAACAAAACATTTTATTGTTGCTTGTTCAAATAAAAGAGTATCAATGGTTGATAGCGAATCAACTACTATGTCATACTCTCTATAAAATGCATCTGAGATTGTATCGTAACTATTTAGATTATTAAAATTGTAGTTACCTGTTAATTGTTCTTTTATTAAAACAGAATTAGCAAATGCAATTTGATTTCTCAATGCTTCTATTCTATCTTTAAATAATGTTTGTTGAGGTCGAATACCAATTCCATATCTATTTCTATATGTTGTATTAATTGCAGGAACATTATTACCCAATTGATCATGCCCTAATAAACTATCTATTAGTTTTTTCTCCAACAGAGGAGGTGGCATATTATTTTCATTACCCTCTGCTATTAGTTCCCATTCGGTATGTCTTGGTATTTCACTCTTATTAGAATTAATAGCAATATTTGCATTAATTCTATCACTTATTAACATAGATTGTACATTAGCAAATGCTACTGAATCTTTAGATAATATCTCAACAAATTTTAAACCGTTGGCAATTGGATCTGCAATAATGCTAGCAACCTGATAACTGCTTATTCTTCTATTATTATTTGCTTCAGGAACATTTACTTTATTCTTTACCCAAAAGAAATAAACATTTTCAAATGATCTTGTTACATTATTAAACAATTGTTTTACAGAAAGAATACTGTTGTCAGGATATTTTGGTTGTCCACTAATACCTTTTGTTAATCCATCATTGGTATCTGCTTGTGATGCCCATTCACTGGGCAATAGATCAGATTTAACCCACTCATAGACATCAATAGTTGCACCTGGGAATAATTTACCCCAGTTATTTTTTCTGAATATTTCATCACCTTGCTCATAACATTGATATTTTGCGGTGCTTATATCCCACCATAATTCACCAACGTGATCATCGATCCAACTTGTATTACTGTCAACTACCGCAGTTAAATTTCCAATCGAATATACAGCAGGATCAAATGATGATTTGTATTTTAATTCTTGTTCAGCAATTCCTGCAATCTTTCCTTTTAATGGATCAATAACGTCTAGATACTCTATTACTTCTTCTTTAAAAGAATCTATTAATGCTACTCTATCAATAGTTGAAACGTCTACAAGATCAGGTTGTTCTCTTAAAAGTTTTAAACCGTTAATAGATGTATCTGCTTTATTAAACTGATAAAACTTTGAAACTCCTGATATTGATGGAGCCCCTACAAATGTATTATTGTTAGTAACAGCCACAGAATAACCAAATTTATCCCCGGCTATCGGTGAAGGGTCTGTAATATTTTCTGATTGAACAAACGATCCATCTATATTATAGTAAAGAAATACAGTTCCGGAATCTTCTGCAAACGAACTAAAGTTAGTAGTACCTTGATCAAAAGTAGTTTCACCATCTTTAAAATTTATATCAAATTTTAATGGAATAGGACCATTAACGCCTACTGCACCTATGGCTAATTTGTTACTATTGTCACTAATGGCTATAGATTTACCAAATTTTAAATCATTATTTTTTAATGGATTGTCAATAACCTGATAAAGATCATATGTAAAATCCACAGACGGCAATGCTTCTAATCGTTGATTACGATATATTGCAGCATTGGTAGGATTACTTAAATTATTAGCAGTAATTGTTTCATTAAAAATTGTAAAACTACTACTATCTAGTCCGGCAATCATCCAACGTCTTATTTGTTTCTCTGTAGGATAGAAAGGAGCATCCACGTTTGTTTGATATGCAGAAATAACAGCAGCTCTTGATGATTTTATGTTAATTGCATCTGCTGCCCTGGCCATATCAATAGCAGCAGCCAATGCCGGATCATTGGCTCTGTTTGTATTATTTGAACTATCAAAATTAGTAAGTCCTTGGACCATCCAATAATTTATTGCTGTTTCATTAGGATATAATTCAGTTAATAAATTTGATGCATAGGCTAATATTACTTGTCCTCTAGATGCTTTTGGATAATCCGCAGCGCGAGCTTGAAGCCATGATAGATATATGTCAGGATAAAGTGCGTTATCACGTGTTACAGCAGCGTTGAATGCACCCAATGGATTGTTTGTTGCAACCAAATATCCTAGTCCTACTGACATCCAATATCTTATTTCTTGCTCAGTTGGATACGGATTAGCATCAAGATTACCTTGATAAGCAGCTATTACTGCTGCTCTGCTAGACCTTATTGGTGCTCCACTTGTGCCTACTGCATCCGCAGCTCTCGCTGCATCAATAGAGGTAGCCAATGATGGATTAGAAGTTCTTCGAGATTCTACATCAGTATTGAAAGTAATATTATTTGTTCCAAGACCGGACGTCATCCAGGATAAGATATCACCGTTACTAGGATTTACTTCGGCACGTAAATTTGAAGCATAAGCATTTATTACTTCAAAACGTGTTGATAGATATGGCGATGGTGTAGCAAGGGTTATTCTCTGAGCAAGATTTGCTGCATAAGCTGAGGGATTTGTTGAATTATTATAAGTAATTTCTGCGGCAAATCCATTTGTTCCTGTACCTAACCCTGTTGCCATCCAATATCTTATTTCAGCTTCCGTAGGATATAAAGGAGCCTCAACATTAGTTTGATATGCAATAATAACGTCAGCTCTAGATGCCAACATTCCAAGAGAATCGGCTGCTCTTTCTTTATCTATTGCTGCGGCAGCAGCAGGGCTAGCTGCCCTATTGCTATCAATTGTAGAATCAAAACTATCAAGACCTACTACTGTCCATATATGTATATCTAACTCACTAGGGTACAATGGAGCAAGTAAATTTGAAGCATAAGCAAGTATTACTGATGCACGACTTGCCTGTATTCTGATACCTGTTCCAGATAATCTATAAATTGCCACTCTTCCTTTTGTACCATTAGTAGTTCCTCTTATCTCAGGAGATGATGCTACAAGATACGTCCCATCGGAAGATATTACAACATTTTCACCAAATGCTTCATGTCCTATAAACGGCGATGGTATACTTTGAAACCAATGAAGATTTTTGTCATAAAGTTGTATAACACCAGTTGTATTGCTTATTGTATTAATATAATAAGGAGCACCAACAGCTATTATACTACCGTTAGAATCTCCAGATATGCTATGTCCAAACTGACTACCTGCATTTAAAGAAACAACAGATTTAAGAGTTATACCTGAAGGGTGTCCAGAAATCTTGGTAGCTGGTATATTTGAATTTTCTGCCGCAACTCTTTCTGAATCAATTCTGTCTGCATCTGTAGGATGTGTACTTCGATAAGCTATTACTGACTCATTAAAAATTCTACTATCTGGTCCAATCCCATTAATCATCCAATATCTAATGTTGTCTTCGCTTGGATATAATTCTGCCAATATATTATTTTGATATGCAGCAATAACTTCTATTCTTGTATTTTTAATTCCAACGTTATCTGCTGCTCTATCTGCATCCCACGCTGCTGCGTCTACTGGATTTACTAATCTATATTCATAATAAAACTGCTCAAGTTGATCAATGCCTGCAACCATCCAATTTGTGATAGTTACTTCTCCATAAAATAAAGGAGCCAATGAACTAGCAGCAAGTGCATATATTACTTGGGCTTTAGTTGCATTATAATATTGTTCTCTTAATACATTATAGGCATATACTCTTCCAGTATATGTATTATCACTATTAATACTACCAGGTGCTCCTACTAATAAAAGTGTACTTGTATTTGAACTAGGTTGACTATTATATATTGAATGGCCAAATCTTGAATAGGCAGCAGTTGTAGAAGTAGTAGCATAAGGATGTACTAAAACTTTTTCAGTAGTCTCTTGAATAAAGTTTTTATTAGTACTGCTAATTTTTACAATACCTTCTTGTGCAAATGTTTTTGTTATACCAGAGCCGTCACTGAAAATTGCAATACCTGTTGTATTGGTGTTTGCACTTGGGATTACAATATTACTTGCAGCAGGTGCACCTGCAAACAATAATCCCTTGTTGACATCAATTGATAAAGACAATCCAAAATCATTTTCAGAATCAGTTTGACAATAAATTTTAGAATGGTTGTTTAATGTATAATCAAATTGTTTTATTAGTTGATTATTATTTTTTAAATATACGCCAACATTTCCATATATAGGAGCATTGGTAAATTTGCCGGGCGCAGACATTAATAAAATACTACTATTCTCAAGAGTAAATATAGACTCGCCTAATCTTTGAGCTGTTACAGAAGTAGTTGCAGCCTCAACAAACCCTGTGGTATAATTTTGTATTTTTTCATATACTTGCCATTTACCGTTGCTTCCGTTATCGACCCAAATTTTCTCTCCATTTTTTAAAGTTGATAACACTGCATTGTCAGATAATTCTGCAAAATTATTATATCTAGCTTTTTCAAATTTAAATAATAACCCATTGGTTAATAAATCAGAATTGATAATTGTGGTTAAATCAGATGATACTGTAAATTGATCTAGCCTGGAAATATCTGTGATGATATGTATACCATTAACTTGATTGTTAAAATTAACTATAGATACAATATCGCCTACGGATAAATTATGATTTATATCTGTAGTAAATGTAATACTAACTGCTGGTGAGCTTACAAATACACCAGCAATCCTTGCAGTCATTTCAGTATATCGATAAACATTCCAATCACCGTTATCTAAAAATCCTAACCAAAATGTATTTCCTTCTTGTATTAAAGAATTATTAGCAATATCTAATAAACTGTTTTTGTTATAGGCAGTAGCAGTGACGTCGTCGGATCTTACATATCCAGCTGTGGGTAATTTTATATTACTATCTGAAAACGTACTAGGATATATAGTAAATGTTGATGACGGTATGTAAGTGTCTGGTGATATTAATAAATTGGATGGTAATATATAATTAATTAACGGATTGGTATCTTTACTATCTGCAAATTTAATTACAAATGGGTTTTCTGAAGAACTCCCTTCATCAAGAGTAAATTCTAATTCGTTATATGTTCCAAAGCTGCCGTAACTTCCTAATCGAAATGCCCATTCTTCGTTGAACGTGATGTCGCCTTGACGTGCAAATTTTCCAACTTTGGATATTTTATCAATTGCGTTCTTGGTACCTTTTTCTTTAATAAATCCTTGATAGAATTTATACTGACTAATATTATTTGTAAAGATGTTATTTAAAAACGTTCTTGGAGTATAGCCAATAAGATGTTGTGCCAATTGTTGTTGTGTGGCATCAAAATTATCAATGTCTAAACTATAAAAATCTTCAAATTGATTAATTTTATAATCAAAATTAGTTAATAAATTAGATTCAGGTTTTTTATTTAATTTTATCCATTTTGTAAAATCAAATTTAGAATCATTTATAATTTTTGCGTCTGCTTCGTAATAAGACCCATTATATCTTACAACATTTCCTGGAAGATATTTACCATTGGCGATCCAATCTGTAATATCAACATTATCATATATAAACCCAGGGCTAGATAGATCTCCATTCCACCCTAAAGTTCTAAAACCTGATAATTTGATTCGACGTTGTTTATAACCTGTTTCAATATCATAAATGGTATCATTAAAAATTGTCTTATTCTTAATAACCATTCCATGTTCTTTTTGTACAGAATTTAATGTGGCAAAGAATATACCGTCAAGTGTATCAATTGTTTTAACGGTACATACACCATCTTCTCGAGAAAGAGTAAATTTATTAATTGGAAATGATTTTCCGTCAGCCTTTAACAAACTATATTCATACTTGCCTGTTGATATATTATCAACCACAGAATCAGTAAATGAATATTTTAAATAATCAGAAAACGGACTTAGTGTAATTAAATTTCCATCGGCCCAATTTTGAGTGGTCCAATATAGAAACTCCTTGCCAGTAAAATTCCAATCAACTATTTCTCCTAGATCAGAATTATACTCATCAAATATAAATCCTTGCTTTTCTAGATATGCACCATATCCCAATAACATGTCGTATACTTCTTGTATAGTAGAAAAATTAGTACCGTAAGGAATCTTAGTTACTTGATTTTCAAACTTTGACGACCGTACCACAGATGATCCGCCTACCATAGGCAACGATGGTAACTGATAAAATAATGCAGGATCAAATGTGGACTGTGTTGTATGCCCAATTTTAACTCTATAATATTTTCCATTATAACTTACAATTTGTCCTTGCTTATAATAATGTGTAGTAACTGAATTGCCAGGTGCAGTAGTATCAATTGCACCAAGACCAGAGGACCCTGACACCCCTGTCCACTCTGTAAATACTTCAGATTTTCCGCCAACAGTTAATGTTACTCCTGCTAATGTTTTAATAGGTGATAATATTTCAAAATATGGATTAACTTTATCGTAACCCTTGATTACAAAATTACCATTAGATTTTTGAATTATTACTCCAGATATACTAGAAGATTTAATAGGATTACTGGTATTCAATAGCAGTGTGTAATCTTCTGGAGGAAGTATTGCACCAGGAGCTTGAGATATTGGATCAATAGAATCAATTACAATCTGTAATTTATCTTTGCTGACAAATCCTCCTAACTTATGAAATAAATTAAAATTAATATAAGTTAAATCGTCTTGAAGTTTATCAAGATAATGCAGATCTTTCTGTAATCCCACCTCAACTACATATACACCATACCCTGCTGTTTGTGCATTAGATTGTCCTTCTAATACCATCTTATTAGGATTTAAATATAAATCATCTTCTAAATAAGTTAATTGACTTGTATTACTATTCAAGGACGTTCTACTTGTATCAAACATTGAGGATGAATAACCACAAGGATCTAGTAGTGCGGCTGCTGCATTTAATGCAAATGGCCAATAGCTACTTTTTCTCCAGGCGGTTTCTGCAGGACCTTGATCTCCAAATTTCCAATCAGCTATTTTGTCATTGTAACTGTTTTCAGATGCTAAAAATTCAGAAGGTGGCAATAACATACCCGATGTATCAACTGGAACAATAGAGTCAAATCCTGGACGAGCATAATTATTATCAATAAGCGGTTCAGTGGTAGTTGGATTAACAATTCCTAATTCAACTGCATTTATTAGTGCAGCTCGTTTTGTGGGGTTTATCCAATTATAGTTGTCATCCCACCATGTAGGTTTACTTGCATGACCTAGCATTTCCCACGGATGTATATCAGGTCTATCTGTGTCAAAGAAGTCTTTGTATATACTTCTCCAATAACCCGACAGCATTGTATTTGTTAATGTATTGTAACTATTTTTATAATTCCAAGTAAATGGATCACCTTCATCAAACACATTATTAGTTGATGCATCTATATTATAGATACCTGTCCATTTAATAAAATCTTTGGTTAATAGTTTTGTCGCAGCATCGTTTCTTAGTATTGATGGAATTTCTAAACTTACATCTATTAAAGAATATCTATCATTTCTAAATATACCAGGCAATGCGGCATTAACATCAAACACCTTGGCATCATATTCTACTTTAATATTATTAAAAACACGTTTTTCATATTCAAGTATAATAGCATCTCTATAATCATTGTATGCTGGCATAATGCTACCATCATGCCCTCTTATAACTAAAATACTTGAATCAATTCTATAAGAGTCATCACTATACATAATAGGTGCATATGTTGGATATAAACCTAATTTACTTGGAGTAGGTGGTATAAATGAACCCTGCGTGTCTGGATAATAATGTATATTAATAACATCGTTGATATTTAAACTTTGATGAAATACTATTTCATCCATTGTTATATCGTAATCTTTTCCATATATTAATTGTTCGTTACCAATATATACTAAAACAGATTTAAAACTTAATGTTGAAAGATTAAAGTCTACACCAATTGGATATGTGTCAATATTAATATTTGAAACAATATATGATTTTACTATTTTATTAGAGCCGTACCCTAACATATCAGATCTATAATAAGGAGCACGGGCATCTTTATTATTATTAATATTAATTAAAACTTTATCAAGGGCATCTGCGGGAGATAATTGATAATCAATATTTGTAATAGATTTCAATAGATACATTTTAAATTGATTATATTGATCACCGGCATATCGTATTGCATCAACTAAATTATGTTCTTTTTTACCTAAAAACATTTTTGCAAAAGCAATAGGGTTTGAATTTACAATCAAACGTGTTCCGTATTTTGAATATCCAGATAAATCTCTTAAATTATTAATTCCTGGAAAGTCTCCTGAAAATTCAGGTATACGGTTAATCATAGTGGCCAGATGATCGCTAAGTTCGCTTAACGTCATATCTGAAATTGGACCATTTAAAGGATTGTGTGTTAATCCAATAGGTGCTTCATAGAATCCATTTGAATTAGGAATATTATTAGATGTAATTGACAAAGAAACTACATCATTAACGTTTAATGTGTTATTGAACGTAAGATTTAAACCTGATATAGTAGCAGTTGTTAATTTTGAATTTACTAATATTGAAACATTGGTAAATTCTTTAACTGATTGAATTGTAGTAGTATTAGTAGCATTTACAATTTCTTGTATTTCTATAATTGGAGTATGGTATTCCACTGATGGTTGCCATACATTAACATAATTGTCACTAACTTTAAAATAAGTAATACCTGTACTAATTGTCGAACTTATAACATTAGGAGAATTAGTAACAATGATACTATCAGTCATGAAATAATTCTTAAACAGATAGCTACCTACACCAACACTATTCTGATATTTCAATGGGAAACCTAATACAGAATCTGCTGTTCCTGTACCTATATCATATCCAAATATTTTACATCCAACAAAATTAGAATTATAATATGTAGATGTATTTCCGTAACTCTGGTGGGCGTGATTGTAAAGGTCAAACAACGGGGCTTGATTTATTTTAGTATGCTGTTGAGCATATATCCATGTATGAGAATTGGCATTATAATACCAAGACGTTCCTAAATATGTGTTACCAGAATTTATTACAATAGAGTTTAACTCTACAGGATTAATTGATTCTACTAATTGTAACGTGGGAGGATTTGTACTAAAATCAAAGTCTACAATATAGATTTTTCCTCTAACATCGTCATTAACATCAGCATTGAAAATTACAGTATTACCTTGTGCAAGTAGTATGCCATCAACATAATAACCAAGTGTTCCGTCAACACTACCAAATGCATCAAGCGTATTATCGTCGATTAAATCTATTTTTCCAATTCCAATATTACCAAAATTATATAATTGTATATCAGGTTTAAATTCTATAATAGGTCGTTTTGCACGAGAATCAAGTGATAACAAAAAATCACTTTTGTTAATCTCTGCGGTAATTCTTATTATCTCCAAATGGAACCAACGATTGTAACGACTCCACGGATTTGAATCAATACTAGCTCTATTAATTGTAGTATATTCCGCAGTTAATGGTAGTTTTTTATCTCCATCAAATGGATAATTATCAAATGCGTCGCTGTCAAATTTTTCATTATAAATTGTATCTACTAGCTCATCTACATTTAATAAAGTTACTTCAATTAATTTAATACTTGTGCCAACACCTTCAACATAATATTCTTTATTATCAGATGACAATTTTAATTTCATTCCGTTACTTAATGAATAATTATTTAGAATTGTATATGTGGATGTGCTTTCTATATTTGCTTTAAGATCATCTACCAATATAGAATCTGGACCATTTGGTAACCAATGATAATGTGTATAATTTACTAACTTATCCCAGTCAATATAAGGATCGTATGAATAAAACTTTGATCTAAATAAAAGATCAAGATTATCAGTGTTACCACCTTGAATTTTTATTTCATTAATTAAATCATCGAATGCAATTGCATCAGTAATTTTTGAAGATTGATCTTTTAATATAAGTGCAGGTTCAAGAGAATAATTTGTACGAAGACTAGAATCTTCATTAATATAATAATCAGTTTTAATATTATAATTAGGTGATATTTTTGATCCAACAAACCCGTCAATACGTTCTATTTGTGGGGTTTGAATTAATGGATCAATTGTACCTGATAAAAATTTTGAATTTTTAACCGATTGTAAATACTCCGGTAACAGGTTAACTGATTTTTTGTTATCTGCCATTTTAAGATCCACTTGTTGTTATAATAGACGATGATGATCGTAATTGCGTTGCTGTAATTGCATCAATAATTTCAATATCTTTAATTTTTGCACTGCTGATGAATAATTCATTTGATAAACATGTAACTTCGTACAAACTTCCAAATGCACTTGTATCTGTGATAGGAACAATAATAAAGTTTGTAATATCAGGAGTGAGCATATTCATTACATAGGTAGATAATTCACCAAAGTGAAAACTCTGACCAAACTCCCAGTTTTCTAATGCAAAGAAATCATTAATTGCAGAAAGTATTCTTGTTTTTAAATCATTGTCTGTTGTAATTCTATCAGGGTTTTTAACTGCTTTAAATTTTGCTTGTAAATTAGATACTGCATCAGATCCAAATAATACTTTATATTTTACTGGGTGAAACACTATCTCATCACTAATAGCTTTGATAGGTGATAATGTTTCCATATAATTTTGTTCTAATCCCTGACTAGTAGGAGGTAATGGTTCTGTACTTAGATTTCCTAATAACCAATTTCTAATATCATTATCATAGGTAGTTGTCAAAACATATATATCTATGAGATTTGATTTGCTAGGATCAATTCGTCTTTCATGACCGCTATTATGTTGATAGTGGAATTTAATATCAGAACGTCCATTCCTACCAAAGAATTGATCTGTATAAATTAATTTTTGATATGTTGAAGACCAATATTTTACTATATTCAACGATACATCGTAAAAATAAAATAAATCTCCATCGTTTGCACCATATGTATTTTTATATATTGAAAAATCAAATTCATTAGCTAATGGAATTATATTGGCATTGCTTAATTTATATCCTGGTTGTCCAGCAGTTTTTTCAAAATATACAAATTGAGTTCCTACTATTGTATTAAATGACGTAGGATCATACAACTGACCCGTATTGTTATAATCATAGAAACTAACTTTTACTTTTTTAGGTTCAACGTATCCATCAGATTGTATGACAGCGCCATCAATTTGCCATGGATGATCGTTACCCAATCCTGTAGTTGAAGATATTGCTAGAGAATTTATAGAGAGAATATTAATTTTATCTTTAATAACTTTATTGGTAGTAAAATCGTAATTAACAGATGAATTATCAACAAAGAAAGAAGTTTCTTGATTACTTTCAAATATATAATTTACTGATCTATAATTTACTTTATATTGTTTCCCGGTCCATACAAAAGAAATCAACCAACTAGCATCTAATCCAACTTCTTCTGCATTGTTTTGATTAAACAAACTAAATGTTGCAGAAAGATTTAAATTAGAGTTAAGTATAATGCTCCACTCACGTGTAGTTGCATCAATGGTTAATCCAAAATTTTTCTTTGTTATGCAAATATTTGCAATTTCACTTTCAATTGGATAACTTAATATATTATTAAATTTAGGAACGACTGTATAGGCAATGCATCCGTCTGGAACGCGAATTGAAAAAATTATAGGTCCTGTTCCGTTAGATGAGGCGCCTTGTCCAGAATATGAACCATCACCTATAACTTGTTTAACAGTGGCCCAAATATATGAACGACCGTTGGTTGGTATTCCTGCAGTTGGGGTAATTTTTAGTATATTATTGCTATCAAAATACTTGCCAAATGGAGCCACAAATTGAATCATTGCTCCATTGGTAATATATCCTAATACTCCAGATCCTCCAACAGATTGAGCCTGTGAGTTAATATAAAAATATCCTCTGCTTTCATTTGCAAGTACATTTACTTCTTTCCACAATAGACTAAATGTAGATAAATCAATACTTGAATAATAATTTAAATAGAAAGATCTTAATTCAGGCAACAACAGTATTGGAGCCAATGTATTTTTAATTACAGCTACTACTTGATTTTTATTTGCAAATTCAAACTCAAATATATTATTGGTTTCTTCTTTGTATAAAATACCATCGTTGGCAAAAATATTAGTGTTGCTATACTTGCCTGTGACATCTGATAAATCAAGATATTTACTAAGACCGCTCGATACACGGTTAACACTCTTAATTTTTAAAATGTCTGCGCCAGCTTTTAAAGGAGCAATATTATAATCTTCTCCAGTAATCATTCTGTTTTGTGTATAATATATTTGCGGTGCTTTTGTTTGTATACTAGCATTAGATTCTGCACCAGCACTATTAGTAACTGTGTATTGCAAACTCAATGTTATGGTCAACGAATGACTTTGACCTGCGGCATTAAAATAAGGTATGGTTACAGAAATCCCACTCATTTGCTCAGGTTTAATAACATAAGTTAACCCATTGCTTTGTCTATAAAAGAATGTAAAGTTTCCTTTTGGTAAATCACCAAATATACCGTCAGCAAAATTTAAATCTATCTGATCCCGGTCACGGCTACTTATAGCATATAGTGTTCTGATGCCATTGTTCACACTATTATAAATTACATTGTTTCCAACTAATGATGGAACACTGGTCCATAATTTAGAATACTTGCCATTCTTATCTAATTGCCATAACCAAGTATCTGTATTATTAATGTCAGGAGTATTGATTCCTATAATTTCATTAATTACTGGATTACCAATGCTAAATGTTGAAAGATTTATTGTACCTTGTTTGAAATGTGCAAAGAATCCTGTGTTAGCACTTCCGCTTCCCTGGTTGTCATTTTTATAAATGATACTAAAAAGATTTGCAGGTGTTGGAGTATCTTCGTAGACATAATCTTTGCCTGAAAATGTTGCAGGTACTACTTCAAAATTCATTGATGTACCATTTATATTTTTAGAAAAACTAAAAACTGGAACATCTTGTGTTGAACTAGAAATTTTATATTGTTCTGTAGTTATAGAATCTATGGTTTTTCTATCAATAGGATTTCCAAAATTACTAGGCATTGCAGAATTCATAATGTTTATGAATTGTTGATACCAATCAGGGTTTGTTGAATCATTCCACCCAATTGTAGTATCTGCTAAATTTGTACCATTTGAATCATAAACACTATCAGTAGTAGATATAGCGGTGAATTTTAAGAAACCACTAGCAGGAACATTTCTGGTAGGGTTGTAACTAATCAATTGTGCAAGACGTAGAATACTATCTCTACGTTGTGCAGTTTCAAGAAAGTTTTCACGGGCATTTAAATCAATACGGAAACTTAAATTCTGTCCAAGGTAAGCAATAACATCAATAAGGGCAATATATTCACTGCTGTCAATATAATCATTGAATTCTTCAGGATATTTTTCCTGAAGATAAGAAATCATTGTACGACGTAGTGTTTCAAAGTCGTAGCTTGTAAAGTCAGCATTACGAAAAGATTGATAAATCTTTTTCCAATCTTCGCTAACTAGTAATTTTGTGTTTGTTGATGGTATCATAATAGTTTATACCGTATTTATTGATGTAATTAAGTGAGTAGATTATTGTACAACTAATCCAATCTTTTGATCAAATGCCAATCTTAGATTAGAAGTTTGATTCGTGTTCTTTATTGCTAATGTTATTTCAATTAGATACCCTTGTGGATATTCGTTGACATTCATTACTAAAGGATATACTCTAGGATCTGAATTACAAATAATACTAATATCTTGTTTAATTAACTCACTGATTTGTGGAGTTAATGGCTCCATTAATATATCCCATATAATAGATCCAAACGTAGGATTCATTACTCGTTGACCTTTACGAGTATTGAATTGATTAAGTATATTTTGTTTAATTAGATCAAAATCGTAGAGTTTAGATCCTCGATTAGTTGGATCAACTGTGCTGAATCCTTGATAGTATTGATTTAACTGATTAGTGTGTTGATCACTATACTGTACTGGATTAATTTCAAGATTTTTGTAAGGCATAATATATTTATTAACCGTTAGGAATAGGTTTTCCGCTGCTATCAGTTACTATTCCTTTATTGCCGGCGCTCAGTGTTCCACCTTTTAATTGCCCTAAGAAGCATTCATAATAGCCTTTCTTTCTAGCATAGATGTCAGTGGTGTTATGTCCAACAGCTTTAATAGCAGCTTCAAAGTATCCGGTATCTGTTTGTTCAAGTTTACATTTGTCTAACATATATTTGACGCTAACTTCTGCCGCAATTGCAGAATCGTTTAATAATTCAGGACTATTGAGTAGGTCTTTGCCTACCATAGGACCATACTTGGTATAATTGGCCCTGCCTAATAATTGAATATACCCTCTTTCAATATATTTGAGACCATCGCCGGGTTGTGTATTACCCAATGATTTGCCTTTGTCTGTGGTAGAACCATATAAGAATTCAGGTAAACTATTATTAGGATTGCCGGCATACTTTTGCGCCAATTCTTTATCACCCTTGAATACACTTGGGAACACATAAAGCAATCTATCAGCAGTATAATTGTAATTGCCTTCTGATGCTTTCCAAAGACATTCACCGCCTACAATTCCTAACAATGAAGCTACTGCATATGGACTTGTTAACCCATATTTTGCACAGGCTGCTTTAATTGCTGCAATACCTGCTTGTGCTGAAGCAGCATTAGTATCTTTAGAATATTCAGGTGTACAAGTTCCTGGAACAATGTCTGGTTGATTAGCAGGTGTTTGAGATTCTGATGCTGGATTGGGAGGGACTCCGGCGGCTGCTCTGCTAGAACTTGGTGTATTGGCTAACGTAACATCAGTGGCAGCAGCAGAAAATTGTTGTGGATTAAGATTTTCATGTTGTTGCCACGGCTCGTGAGTAGGAACACGTTGCATAATAGATTTAATAGGACTAGTATTATAAAATATCCCATTGGCCCATCCTGCTGATACATCTCTATTAGGTAAACTAAACAATGGCAATTGTGGTGGCATAGTAGCAGCATCTGCTTGAGCAGGAGCAAGTGCTGCCGGACCGTTCCAATGTATATTAGCACCCGATCCTAAAATATTACCATTGGCGCCTAGATTCATTTGTGCTGCTGTACCTAAATTAAGATTGCCCTCTGCTGAAAAATTAATTGTTCCTTCTGCAGATTGTTTTATATCATTTGTTGAACTTAAATTATAACTATTACCTACTGTAATTTTAACTGCATCTCCAATAGTTTCATCGTGTGCTCCTCTAACAGCAATTTTTTGATCGCCATCTACAGTAAGATAATTATAACCTGTAATATTTGTTTCCATGTTCTTACCTGCTTTGACATTAATATTGCGGCCTGCTTCAATATTAATATCTCTATCAGCTCGGAAATTAAAATCTTGTTCTGAATGTATGCTTACAGAATCTTGTGCATATATATCAATCTTGCCTTGTGATGTTAATTCAATCCACGTTGTTCCTTTGCTATTACCAATGTAGATTAAATCTTGACTATTATGCATTAGTATCTGATGCCCTGTTCTTGTACGTAATCTTACTAATTCATTTTGACCATTAACGTCCCCATCATCCATAACAAACGTAGTTCCGCCTAATCTGCTTACAGGTGCTCGTGTTCCTGCACCGTAGCCAATATGTCCTCTTTTGGCCCCAGGGCTATCATCTACTGGGCCTGGTGTTGATATTCCAAATACACTGCTAGGAACTTCTCTACGAGCACCGCTAGACGTAACACCCCTTATTGTGTCTAACAGCAGACCTTGTTGCATTAATCTATCAGCAAATGGATGTATTGGTTTGGCCCATTTTTGAGGATTTGGATTTTTTAAATCTTGAGATCTTTTATGAAATTCGGCAACTGGAAGATTATCTGTTCCATATTTTCTACGTTGCTCATCGGTCATCTTTACTTGCTTGCTAGCGGCAATGCCTGGTATCATATGATTTTGAAACATATCAGATACACAACCAATCCAATATCCTTGATTGCGATCTCCGTCAATGAACAACACCATAACACGAGATCCTACATCAGGAGGAACCATCCAAAATCCATAACTTTTTTGTACATCATTAAAATCACTACTATTGGTTCCTTCGTATCTACTAGAAGTAACACCAGAGAACGGACTTAGATATCTAACAACAAAAGTTTCAGCTTTTACCTTAGGAGAATTGGGCATACCTCCTATTAACGCAACTTCTAACATTCCCATATAAGTAGAGTCAACGTGGTTTGTTACCTCAGCAAGGAACGGGCCAGGTGAATCTCGGCTATCTCTTGAACCATGCGATCGTATATCTTCTGTCATTTATTTTATCCGTAAAAATCTGTTAAATCAGTTGGCGGCTTACTTACTGACGGTATGTATGCGGCAATAGATGCATTGCCTAATGATGGCATTCCTAGTCTTGACCTAATTGACGGGTCAGTTCCTGAATATGGTGGAGAAAGAGGAGTGTTACCAATTAATGATGCAATTGGATTTTTTATTGATAATGAACTTCCAAACTTGTCGGCAACAGATCCAGTAATATTCATGTCTGGTATATTAAGATTTGCAGCAAATCCTGGTAAACTAGTTAACCCTGCTTTTACCGAGCCAACTTTATCTGTAAAAGCAGTTATATCCACACCATTGGTTAGTTTTGATAAATTACCAAACGGATTAAGTCTTTCATTGGATAATGATTGTTCAGCAGATGCTATTAGGTCGCCTGATACTAAATTAGTAGATAGTTTACTCATACTATTAACACCAAATAAATTTTGCAATGCTTTGGGCCCGCCTTGGGCAACTACCTGTTTAAGATATGCAGGATCAGGCTGTGCAATAGGAGCAGTAGCAAACGGTGGCGCTGCTGGAATATTCCCAATTTTCTTAACAGGAATAAAATCTAATACCAATCCTTGATTTTTTAATTGCTCTAAATTTACATTTTTTGGAATGTTATCAAGTATAGCAGTAACTTGCGAAGGCAATTTACTCTGAAATAATCCACCTATACCTGCTGCACCTACAAGTCCTGATAATTTAGTAGGGTCTAACCCAACTTTAGCAGCAATGGCATTTGGGTCCGTTGGCATAGACGTTAGTGAATTAATTTTATCACCAACTCCTTTTATGATGTTATTGGCTGCGCCGCCTATATCTTTCGCGGTGTTAATTATATTAGAACCAATAACAGATGCAGCATTGGATACACTGCCTGCCGACAACGATGTAGAGCTAATATCTAATCCTTGTTTAAGTTCATTTGATGTATATATACCCGGTGGGCCTGTTCTTGGAGTTATTGATATTGTAGCACCTTTGCCTATACCAGACCCTTGATTGGCTATATTGCGAAGGGTGCCGATTGCAGATGTTGCCAGGGCTCCACCAATTAATCCTGTTAAACCGTTCTTCGAAGGGTCACTTTTTAATAAGTTTGCAACTGTGGCCACAGTTGCTGCTGCACCTAGTCCAGCTAATGCAGCTTGTCCAAGACTAGCTAATCCTGATGTGTTTAATCTTATGTTAGATGTTAAATCTTTAGTAGATGGTAATGCTGTTCCTACAATCGATGATGCTTTGTTTAGTAAATTACTTATTCCAGGTGTTTGATTTAATCCTGCTATTAAATCTGTTCCAGGCTTTATAGGTAAACTAAATGATGCATTACTGGCAACTATTGTTTTTGATGGATTATTTGCATCTTGTTGTGATGACGGTTTTTGTTGACGATATAATTCCCACACTTCTGCCTGTGTGGCATTACTTGGAACATCTTTAACTACGGTACCATCGGGCATTTCGACATTCATTATTATCTTCCTTCTGGTAAACTGCTTAAAGGAACAGTTCCTCCATTAGCACTAGGAGGCGGCGAACCACCTGCTCTGCTAGTGTCTGGTAATACTTGAGAACCTGGTTTAGGTTTAGTAGTCATTCTATCAGCAGGATCACTGCTGCGTAGATCCGAATCTAATACTTGTCCTGGAATTCTTAAAACATTTAATTTTTGTTTGAATAACCCATCTTTAAATGTATGAAGTACGGTGTTCACTTGATACGCACCACTAAATGGAACACGATTTCTATCAAACCTCATCATACCGCCATCTTCAAAACTATTAATATCTTCTGGGTTCCTAAATGTAATAGTAATTATAACAGCACCATAATGTTGATTTATTTCTCCAGTTTCAGTTTGTCCTCTTTGGGCAGGTTTGGGATTAAAATTGCCTGCGCCTGCTGTTCCAAGATAAAACGGATCACCTATTATCTCAAGTTCTCCTGTTAGCATACTTGCATTAGAATTAATTACTGCATCATACATAGTTCTAGCCAATAACGCATAAGGATCTTCTTTTGGTTGTCCTGAATTACCTGTGTAATTTGCCTGTATTCTAGTTGATATAACTTTAACAGCAGGATCAGGGATTTGACCAGTTTCTCTATTTCCCTGAACGGTAGTATTTTCGGCAGGCTCTTTTAGTTTAATGTTAACTACTTCGCCGGGTCTTCCTTTATCTGCGGTTCCTGAAGTAGGCTTTCCACCGTTATTAAATGGAATTGCTTCAAAATATAAGTTATTAAAATTAAGTTTAAAATTTAAAACATCAATATTTTTTCCTGTGTATAACCAATTATAATCTCGATTGCTTATTTTTTCTAAATCTTTCGAGTTGATACGTTCTCTTCCGTACCCTGGTATACGAGTATAATGAATTTTATATTTAGATACAATAAATCTAAATGTTTGGAAAGGTTTTTTGCCTAATTGATTGATTTCTTTTGAATTAATAATTTCTATTCTAATCAGCCAATAATCAACAAACCCATATTGATCTTTAACCTTATTTCCTTTTTCCGTTAAACCTTTTAATAGCTGTGGGACATAATCACTATCTCTGATAACAGCACTTATAACTTCACTGATAGTGCGATCTTGATTAAATTGAACTACAGAATTTCTTGTTCGAGGCACAGACTTTGGAGGATCACTAGGATTGGGTTTTTTTGCATTATTGGCTTTATATGCATTGTTCCCATCTGCATTATCAGGATCATTCATCTCAACTAAAACTTCCGAAGTGAGTACATCGCCCATTTTGCTGTTGACTATAGAATTTTCTTTGGTATAATCCCATCCTAGCTTTTCGTCCCACATTGGAAATTTAATCTCATATCGATCATAATCTTTAGATTTAACACCTGATTCTTCATCTTCGAGTTTTTGTATTGCTTTGGATTCTTCATCAAGTGATTTAAATAAATTCTTTAAAACTTCTCCGACAGTGGACCCTTCCATTTTTATAGGTTTTTTAGTTATACTAGGATGCCCAAATCCTCTTTCATTATAAGGAACAGCATTGCATCTATACAATGTACCTTTTTCAGTGATCTCAATGTTAGCCTCATTAATTGACATTGGAAAATATCTATCAGTATTAGGAATTTTTACAGGATCTGGAAAATCTTTACCATCTGGATATCCCCAAAATTCAATTTTAAGTAAAAATACAGCATTCTGATAACTAGGATACCCTGCTGCTACCGACGCCACATGCAATGCTTCTATAAATCCATTAATACTGTACGGCTCAATAACATCAAATTTAATTTTCTGAGCGGTTGTCATATTGTTTTCTTGACATGGAGCCATCATATTTTCAATTTCAACATTCTCCATAAACATATCAAATCTACCAGGACTATCAGTATTGAATCCATTAAATAATTGACCAACTTTGTATCCTAGTGCTCCAGAATTTCTTCGTGAACGTGCTGCTGCTTTGTCGCCTGCTGTACCAGATGTTGCACTACCTGCTCCAGGCATTGATTGAGCAAGTCTTTGTCGTTGTATCCCACCGTCTCGACGAGCGTTTACACCAAACGCTACTGAGTCAGCAACTCCTGTCCCAGATGGGTCAGCAGCAGAATCCTTAGTGGATACAGTACGAAACATATTTGCAGAGCCTTTGCCACCAGATTCTAATATGATTAATTTTAGATCACTATCTCTATATGTAGTAGGATCTTTAAGATGTCTCTCTTCAAGTGCTGATAATGTAAATTTATAAGTTATTGATCTATACTTGTTAAAAACATTACCTTCACCAGAAAGATTAACTATTGGCGGGGCTGCATTATTAGCAGAGTTGCCTTCGGTAGTTCGTTCAACATCATCAGACGATTCAAAGCCTGTTTGATCTCCAAGTATATTAACGCCCATATATTATATTCCTAACACTGAAACTAATGTAGATTTTTTAGGAAGGTATATTTTTGCACCGGCCACTAGATCATATACTGGATCTTTAATAACGGTTTTATTACGCATAGCAAATACCCACCATAATGTAGAGTCTTGATAAAGATCATGAGCAAGTAAGTCTGGTCTATTTTCATAGGTAGCAGTTACTTCAAATAATATATCATCAGTTTCGTATGGAATATCACGAAACGACATAACATCAAGATACCCATTATCTATTGAAGTGTTGTAATATGGGCTAGTTTTGCTATACATTAAATATATCCTTCACCAAGTGAGTTTTCAAGGTACCCGCTAACTGAGAATTTCTGCATCTCTGCTCGGCTGTATACTGGTAGTAAGGTTAATGCT